GCCGGGTGTTTGGCCGTTTAGATGATGGGCGTCCATTCTGCTGTTTAGTCTCTGATATTGAGATCCAAGAGTCAGAAGATCCGCAAAGCAAACACTCACAAAAAATTGTTGGCCATGATGAATCTAAGGCAATCAATAAAATTTATTTTTTTCTTCTTTTGGTCGTAGGTTGTGCAGTAGTTAAGGGGTGTGGCCAATGAACGCAATTCGTGATGATTTTGATTTAGAAAAAGCTATAGCTCTTAAAGACAAATTACGAGGCAAATACAATCGAAGTGGGCTATCTAATACTGATTACAACGAATTACTTCGTTTAGAAAAAGCTATTAGTAAAGCCATTCCTGAGGAAATTTCAAACCATCGTCCTGAAGGTGCAACACATTGGCAAGCTGGAGTGTATTACCGAGTTAGTAAATACGGCGTTTGGGCAAAATGGGATCGAAGTTGGATCACAAGCTTTAAATGGCCTGACGGCGTCATGATTCCATTATCAGAGAACCTGGGGAAAGTTCTTGAGGGTGAAGGATCCAAATGAGCTCAATGAGTTTAGCTGATTACCGCTCCCAATTTCCAAATGGCCATAAAGCCAAAAAGGGCCGCAATAAGTTTAATGCATCCAAGATTAAGTTAGACGGAATGACTTTTGATAGCACTAAGGAATACAACCGCTATATCGAACTTAAAGCAATGCAGCAAAGGGGGGAGGTGTTTGGTCTAGAGCATCATACTAAATTTGAATTGGCTCCAAGCGTGAAAATCGAGGGGGAGAAACGAACAAAGCCAGCTCTTAGATATTTTGCCGATTTCACTTACTACCTTATCAACGGCGAATTCGTCGTTGAGGATGTTAAGTCCGTTGCAACACGTAAATTGCCGAGTTACCGCAACAAGAAGCATTTGATGAAAACAGTTCACAACATTGATGTAAGAGAGGTTTAAAACCAATGAATATTAATATTGAAGTAAAGCACGGTGGTTTTTCACTTCTCGATTTAGCACAAAAAACAATGGATGGCTTTAAAGAAGATGTTGTAGGAACTGGCATTAAAAAAGGTGGTAACAATCCAGCAGCGATGATGATGCAAGGAATGCCTTCACATATTACTGCTTTAATGTGGGCGTTAGTAAGAAGTACTGAAATAGGAGACCGTCATTTTGCCTTATTACAAAACTTCCTGGTGAGTGAGGTCCGTTTAGTTATTCAAAAGAAAAATATTAAATTCACAAAAACAAAACCAAAAGACGTTGCCAAAGGCGTATCTCGATCAGCAATTACACAATTTTTATTTAAACGTCGTACTTGTCCAAAATGCAAAGGGTTAAGATTAGAAAAAGCTGGGGATGTATATAAGCCTTGTTCAGTTTGTCGTTTTGGTTTGGAAGGTTATTCGCAAACTGAAAAGCATAAATTATCTAAATTAGAGGTAGCGCGCCAGGTTTATTTACGTTCCTATTTGCCTTTAGAAGTAGATGCAACCCGCATACTTATGGATTGGTATATGGAGTTAGATATGCATTTAAGAAAATATTTTTCATATGAAGTAGAAGAGTACAACCTTTGAACTTGCTTCGGGTGCAAATTTAGGGTACATTTTTCCCATACTGGAAAAGTGTATCTTATACATACCAGACAAAATTCAAAAGCTCGCCAAACGGTGGGCTTTTTTGTTAATTAATATTGCAAATTTGAAATGTAAGAAATTACTTTACATATTGATTTTAAAATAAAAATACCAATTTTTAGTGTTGTTGGTTACATGGTTTTAGTCCAGTATATCTTCATAATATGAGGATAAATTATGTACTTAAAACTTATTGATCAAACTTGTCACTGTCTTCTTTTTTTGGAAGAAAGCCATTTAAGATATTATTTACTGAGGAAAAGTCACTTCGATGAAGATGGTTTTTTCAATGTTTTTACTATAGGTGAAAAATATTATGTGACGCTTGATATGAAAGAGGTAAATATTTTCTTAGGAGGGCAATATGCTTTATCTCGGCCTATTGTTGAATGCTCCACGGATAAGCAGCACATTGACGATTTACTTAGTAATACTTTTGGATTTTTTTGATTATGAAAAATATTTTAAGAGCACCTAAAAACTAGTTTTATCGTTTGCCGGACGTATCGGCGCAAATGGCCCCGCTAAATATCGATTATTGGCGGGGCTTTTTCTTTTTGAAAAGATTCAAAATCTTATTACTCATCTTTTTTATTGATATAGTTAGTGAAATTATTTAAGGATATAAAAATGAATATTTCATCAAAAATCTATCAATTAAGAGAAGAATATTTAAATAAATATGAAAAAGATCCTGAACTGGTATTCGTTAACTTTCATACATGGGAAGAGTTGTTAAACTCACCGCAATCAATTAATGGCGTTCCAAATGAAATTGCAGGATGTGAAATGATCCCAGCAAATGACATGCAAGAAGAAGTCTTATATTGTGACCATGATGATATGGCAAAAGCCTTAAGAGATTATGATGGTTCAAACTATCCCGTAATAATTAAAAAACTAACAGTAGTGAATCGACCAGAAGCTCAAAATGCTCGAAGAATCATTAATGATCGTTCATTCCAAAACTTTCAAATTCCTTCAGAAGCAATCAAAGCTTATAAAAGGCATGAAGAGCATAAGAAATTAAAGTTTTAAATATAGCCACCCTTACGGTGGTTTTTTCATTTTTGGAGAATGTATGACAGAATTTCAAAAAATCATGCTTGAGGTTAGACAGCTCCAAACAGAGCTAAATCACACAGGTTGTTGCACTACGCAAGACCTAACTCAAGAAGAGATCGCTCACTTAGATGAGCGATTTTTTTTGGCCGTAGCAAAACAGCAAAAATTGATTGCTCGACTCAATAATAAGCCAGAGGGCTTCTAATTAGGAGCTTTAGACATGGATGATAAAGAATACTTTTGGCTTACTAGAAAAAAAGAACCCAAAACTAAACCTAAAAGCCGGCCATTGCCTAAGGCTAAAGAAAAATTTCTTGAAGCGGAAGAAACGTTATTTCAAGAACTAGAAGAGCATCGAATTGGATATCGAAGAAAATTTCAATTTGAATCAACCAAAAATTGGCGGTTCGATTTTTATATTGTGAAGTTGAATCTTCTTATAGAAATTGCTGGGAGTCCTTGGGCAGTTGGTCGAGGTGGCACAAAGATAGCAAATTCATTTAGTAAGTATGATCTAGCATTGGATCGGGGTTATGTATTTGAGCGTCTTGAACCTCATCAAATTGAATCAGGTTATGCAATCAACTGGATAAAAATCGAATTAGCGAGAATTGAAGATGGAACAGATCAGACCATTCCCACCAACTGATTTTATTGACCAAGCTGAAGAAGAGGAAGCAATTCGTTTAATACAAGCACCAGACTTAAAGAGTTGGGTTGTGGCTAACTACTTAACGATTGGTGGACCACTTCACAACCCTGATCATGACCATATTGCTGAGTTGATTCATGATAATGAAGACTTCTTAGCATTTGCTTGGGCTTCTTCTGCATATAAAAGCAAGCAATCTATGGTATTAGGCCAATGTGAAAAGGTTATGTTCAACGTCGGTGGTTGGCGCAAAGCAAGACAAGAGCAACAAATGCGTGACTGGTTTGGCACGGTGCCAACTTACTTAATAACGGTCGATGCTTCTTTTTGTGAGCGTGCAAACGATAATGAGTTTTGTGCTTTGATTGAGCATGAACTTTACCACATTGGTGTAGAGCGTGATGATGATGGCGAGATGCAATTCAGTAGTTCTACTGGATTACCTAAGCACTTTTTGGCTGGTCATGACGTTGAAGAGTTTATTGGTGTTGTCAAACGGTGGGGAGCAAATAAGAGCGTTAAACGACTTGTTGAGGTTGCGAAAAACCCGCCGTTTGTTTCTGATTTAAATATTTCGAGATGCTGCGGAAATTGTGTAATCAACTGAGCCAAGGGGCTCTTTTTTTTGCATATCTTGTTGGACGTAGTTGGACAAAGGGGGGAGTATGGCGGCGCTCAAAGAGCCTGTGAAAATTTTTATAGTTCAGTCTCTTGCCTGCTTTGATACCCCTCAACAAGTAGCGGATGCTGTCAAAGAAAGATTTGGTATAGAAGTTGACCGGAGACAATGTGAGGCGTATGACCCCACAAAAGCAACGGGGAAAAACTTAAGTAAGAAACTTACTACTTTGTTTAATAAGACCAGGGCAGATTTCCAAAAGAATGTTTATGACATTCCTCTGGCCAATAAAGCGTATCGCTTAAGGGAACTCCAGAATATTTATGAGGGCTGGAAAAATAACAGGTTGATGAAACAAGGTGTGATTAAGCAGGTCAGGGAGGAAATGCAGGGCCATGACTTAATGCTTTTAAATGTTGAGTTGAAACTACTTGAGATTGAGAAGATGAGAGAAGGCGAAGGTGATGATGATCCGACACCAGTAAAAGTTACCATCCAAGTTGTAGATGCGAGTAAAAAAGATGCCGAACATCAATCCGACGCTGAATGTACCACAGGCTAATTTTTTGCAGATGGAAAATAAATTCCGGGCATTTGTAGCGGGATTTGGATCTGGAAAAACTTGGGTTGGTAGCTCAAGCCTTTGTAATAAGTCATGGGAGTTTCCTAAAGTACCTTTAGGATATTTTGCACCGACATATGCGCAAATACGGGATATCTTTTACCCCACAATTGATGAGGTGGCATTTGATTGGGGATTAAAAACTAAAGTCTATCAATCTAATAAGGAAGTCGATATTTATTATGGTCGGCAATATAGGACCACAATTATTTGTCGATCGATGGATATTCCAGACTCAATTGTCGGTTTTAAAATTGGTCATGCCTTGATTGATGAGCTTGATGTCATGGCTAAGCTTAAGGCCCAGCAAGCATGGCGTAAGATCATTGCACGTATGCGTTATAAACAAGCTGGTTTGGTCAATGGTATTGATGTAGCAACCACGCCAGAAGGCTTTAAATTTACATACGAGCAATTTGTTAAAGAGGCGAATAAATCAGAGGCTAAGCGTAAGCTCTATGGAATGATTCAAGCTTCAACTTATGACAATGAAGCTAATCTTCCTGATGACTATATTTCTTCTCTATTTGAGTCTTATCCACCTCAACTTATTTCAGCTTATTTGGACGGGAAGTTTGTCAACTTAACCAGTGGTGCTGTTTATCCAGACTTTGACCGAGTTTTAAATCATACGGATGAGGAAATCAACCAGGGCGAACCATTACTTATCGGGATGGACTTTAACGTACTGAAGATGGCAGCGGTTGTTTACGTCATTAGAGAGGGTAAACCAAGGGCTTTGGATGAATTGGTTGGGGTGAGAGATACACCGACCATGTGTCAGTTGATTACAGAGCGTTTTCCTTTTCATGATATTACCGTGATTCCAGATGCTTCAGGTCAAGCGACTTCATCAAAGAACTTCAGTGAATCTGATCATGCAATCTTAAAGAAAAATGGTTTTAAGGTTGAAGTGAATGGTGTGAACCCGGGCATTAAAGATCGTATCAATGCAGTGAATGCCCAGATTCTAAATGCTGATGGTGAAAGACATTTAAAAGTGAATACAAACAAATGTCCTAACTTTACGGCCACTCTAGAACAGCAAGTCTATGACAGTTTCGGAATGCCAGATAAAAGCGCTGGTTTGGACCATGTGGGAGATGCTGGTGGTTACCCATTGGCTAAGCGGTTCCCAATCATCATTCAGAAAGTATTTAAACGGCGTAAGATCGCTGGTTATTCTCATTAAACAACGCACCTTTTTAGGTGCTTTTTTATTGGTGTTTTTATGGCAGTTACTGACAAACATCCGCAGTATATTGCTGCGCAAAAAGCCTGGTTAATTATGCGTGATGCCGTAGCTGGCGAAGAGCAAATTAAACAGGCACAGACCAAATACCTCTCTAAATCGGCAGGGATGATCGAAGCTGAAAAGCAGGGCGATACGACTGGAGAGATTTATAAAGCTTATCTAAGTCGTGCTCAGTATCCTTTATGGGTTCAAGATTCATTACGCACGATGATTGGTCTAGTTTCTAAGCTTGAGCCAAACATTGTGATTGAAAGTTCTTTGCTTAAAGGACTGATTGATAATGCAACTAATGATGGATTTGGATTAAAACAGCTTTTTATTCGTATTTGTCTGGAGCTATTGGTATTTGGTCGCTGCGGATTAATGGTAGATGTCGATGATAAAAGTGTTCCTTATTTTGCGCTATATGATGCTTTATCTATCATCAACTGGAAAGAAAACAGCATTGGTGGTCGTAAGGATCTGAAGCTATTAGTGCTCGAGGAGCAATTTGATAACAGTGAAGATGAGTTTGGCCATGATACTAAAACGGTTCACCGTGTTTTATCCATGATTAATGGGGCCTTAGTAGTTCGCTTGTTTGATGGTTCAACTGAAGAAGATAAAACGCCTACATTGGGCGGTAATCAGCTATCGTTCACGCCGTTTGTATTCTGCGGTACCACAGATAATTCACCTGATGTTGGCACAGTCCCTCTTTTGACTATGGCAAAAGCAGCACTGAAGCATTACCAGCTTAGTGCGGACTATTTCCAGTCACTTCATCACACTGCACATCCTCAGCCTTGGATTAATGGTTTAGACGGGGATGAAGATGATGATGATATTAGTGTTACAGGTGTTATGGCTGTCTGGAGCTTACCTAAGGAATCACAATGCGGTTACTTGGAAATTTCTGGCAGTGGCATTGAGTTAACCAAACAGGAAATGGATTCTCAGAAAAATGCAGCTCTTGAAGCTGGAGCTAAAGTTGTAGATACCAATACACAAGAATCAGGTGAAGCGCGCCGTGCACGTCAGGATGATCAGCATGCAAGCTTACATAGTATTGTGATGTGTGCAGCAGCAGCCATTGAACAAGCTATTAAATATGCTGCTCAATGGCTAAAGCTGGATCCTTCAAAAAATGCATTCACGGTAGAGCCTGAGTTTATTGTCCAGAAATACGATATCAATCTGGCTAAGCAGCTTTATGAAGGTGCCATTTCTGGAAAGAACTCATTCCAGACGTATTGGGAATATATAGCTACTGGGAAGTTGCCAGCTCATGATTTTCAAGAAGAGCTGAAGAGAGTTGAGAGTGAGCGGGATAACGCTCCAATTTAGAGGTGATAAATGGCTTCTAATATTGAAAAATCTTTGATTGAAGTACTTACCCAACACCAGGCGTATTTATATCGGGCTTCTTCGCAATCAGTTAATGAATTATTAACAATCTTTAATGACGAGTCGGCAGTAATGCTGGCAAAGCTACGTGATTTGTTAGATGAGTTAAATGATTCTGAAAAGGTGGCACTTGCTAGTGGCCAATATACAACTACAAACCTCAAAGAGATTCGGGATTTAATCTCTCAGTGGTTTACGGCAATAAATACTTCATTACCTGAGGCATTTGCAGTTTCAGCCACAGCATTAGCGGTATATGAAGCTAATTACACGGCGAAGCTGTACAGTGGCAAGATTAAAAAGCCGAATGGCGAAAAACTTTATTCAGCTGCTAAGAAAGCGCCCTTAGTTGGTGGGGCGCTGGTAGATGATCTTCTTTCTAAGATATCTGATACTGCTCGCCAAAAGGTTGAATATGCAATTCGTGATGGGATTAGCTCAGGCAAAACGAATCAGGAAATTGTTCAACGCATTCGTGGTACCAAGCGCCTTAATTATGAAGATGGTCTTCTAACTAGCACAAAGTCGGACATTGATCAGACTGTAAGAACGCTACGCAATCATGTCGCTAATCAAACGTATTTAGATACCTTCAAGCAGCTAGGTTATGAGTATGTCCGTTTTGTCAGTGTGTTGGATGGGAGAACTACAAAACCTTGTGCATCATTAGATGGCACGGTCTGGAGAATTGATGATCCAGCAAAACGGGTGCCTCCTTTACATCGTAACTGTCGCAGTATTTTGATTGCTGTTGAGAAAGATGGTCGCCTTGTTGGAGAACGTCCGTTTGTCATGGATGAGCGGCCAGTGAAAGACATCCCTAAAGATGAACGTGATCAGCTGATTGGGCAATTAGATGCCAATACATTATTTAAAGAGTTCTTTGGCAAGACTGACGACTTCTTTCAAAAAGAATGGCTGGGGCCGAAGCGTTTTAAGCTCTTTAAAGAAGGCAAATTTGATTTTGATAAGTTCTTCGATCCGGATGGACGGTTATACACATTAGACCAGCTTCGAAAGTTAGACGAGCAGACATTTAAGGAGTTGCGATTATGAGTGAATCAAGACATTTAGTGCTTAAGCGTCATCCGACCTTAAAAGGTTATTTCGTTATTTGTGATGAAGAAACAGGTTTGCCATTAGCTGGTCAAAGAGCTGTACAGATGAATTGTGATGCTTTAAATGGACCAGCAATGATTACTGTGACTTTTGAGGCTTATGGCGGTAATGGTGTGCGCTTAGTAGGTGATGAGTCTAGAGAAAACTTTTGGAAACCAGGATAACAAATAATGTTATAGAGGCGATAAATGACACCAAAACAAATTAGCATTGTGATCAGTACAAAAATATCTGATGACATAAGCGTAACTCAGAAAATTAGTGATGCCTTAGTGAGTCTCTATAGCATCACATATGATGAACTAACCGATGATATCTGGCAGGCAATTAAGTTGCTTCAGAAAGTTGAACAACCAAAAGTAAATAAGGATAGTAAAAATGTCTGAAATATCAGTTGCTGAATACGTAAAGAGAAAAGAAGAGTTAGAAAGAACACTAACAGGTCATATTGCTGAATTGATCAGTAAATTTGAAAAAGATACAGGCGTAAATGTCCAAGATGTTTATGCGAATTTTTCTAGCGCCACTTGTTTGGGTGGTTCTGAAAAGCACTTTCTAACAGGTGTGACAGTTAAAACCTCAATTTCTGATTAACCCAATTTATTAATTCAATAGCACCTTAGGGTGCTTTTTTTGTGAGTAAGAAAAATGCCTAGTCCAATTATTCAATATTTTAAGTATGAACATTTACCGGAACATTTGCAGCAAGTTAGCAAGCCAATAGGAGATTTAGCTAAGCAAATGGATGAACTATTGCCTGATGGCACTGAAAAATCGACGGGATTACGAAAGCTTCTTGAAGCTAAAGATGCATTTGTACGCCAAGCTGTCACTAAATAATTAATTATTTAAAAGAGATACAGCGTCTTAAAGGGCGCTTTTTTATTGCCTTGAGATGAGGCTTTACTCCAATCAAACGAGAGGTTTGAACATGTCATTGCCATTTATTGTTGATTCACTTGATGCAATCAAAGAAGAGCACCGCGCTTTATATGTTGAGGAAAACGGGAAGTTTCGCCTCGATTTAGACGGCTATGAAGATCCAAAAGGGCTCAAAACTGCACTTCAAAGCGAGCGTGATGCCGCTAAAGATGCAAAACGAAAACTTCAGGAACTTCAAAATCAGTTCGAAGGGATTGACCCTGAAATCGTCAAAAGAGTTTTTGCTCAGCTTGATCAAGATGAAGAAGCCAAGCTAATTGCTGAAGGTAAAATTACAGAAGTGATTCACAAGCGCACCGAGAAGATGCGTGAAGAACATGAAAAGGTACTTAAAGCCGAAAAAGACCGTGCTGACAAAGCTGAAGCTTATGCAAATAAGTTTAAGGAATCAGTAATTCAAGGACAAATCGTTCAAGCGGCTGTAGAGCTTGAAGCATTAGCTGAAGCAACAGGTGACATTGCATTTTTAGCTAAATCAAAGTTTGCATTAGATGAAAACGGTAAAGCGGTTGCTGTTGATGAAAACGGCGAAGTGGTTATTGGCAAAGATGGCCAAACACCGCAAACCCCAAAAGAGTGGGTTGAATCTCTACGTGAGCAAAAGCCGTACTACTGGCCTAAGGCGAATGGTATGGGGGCACCAGGTAGTGCCAATACAAAAGGTCAAGTCGACATTCTCAAACCGGATGGTTCAGTGAACTTAACCAAATTGGCGCAATTACGAAATGAAAATCCGCAGTTAGCTAAAGAACTAGCTGCAAAACACAATATTAAACTTTAAGGAGTAAAGCCTAATGGGTGATACCAAAATTGCTGATGTAATCGTACCTGAGTTATTCACTCCGTATGTTTTAAATAAAACCGCTGAGAAATCTGCCTTATGGCAGTCTGGCATTGTGGGGGATCTTGAAGAAGATGTAGCTTTCGGAACGAAAGGTGGTACTACTGTAAATATTCCTTTTTGGAACGACTTAAGTGGTGAATCTGAAGTTCTTTCTGATCAAACCCCTTTAACTGTAAATAACATTACTTCAGGTCAGGATATTGCAATTCTTCATGCCCGCGGTAAGGCATGGGGGGCTAACGATTTAGCAAAGGCATTATCTGGCGACGATCCACTTGGAGCGGTTGGGGATCTTGTAGCAGATTATTGGGCCCGTGAGTTTCAAGGTTTTACCGTAAATACCCTCAAAGGTGTTTTTGGCGC